AAGATGAGGAGGGAAGATAAGGATTATCATGAGGCAGCACAGGCATATCTAGAGAACAGAGAACTTAACTGGGATGATTATATGCCAGCAACTAAGTTCATGTTTCATCATGCTACACCATATCTGGACAAGATAAATAACATACACGCTATAGAGAGGACTCTCTACTCAGAATACCTTGGTCTTGCTGGTAGAGTTGATTGTATAGCGGAGTATGATGGTGAGTTAGCAGTCATAGATTTCAAGACATCAAGTAAGATTAAACCTGAGAAATGGTTGGAGAATTACTTTGTGCAGGAGATGTTTTATGCTGCTGCATACTATGAGTTAACAGATATACCAGTTACTAAGTTAATCACTATTATGGTAACTCCTAATGGTGAAGTTAAAGTGTTTGACAAAAGAAACAAAGAAGATTATATTAAACTTCTAGTACGTTATATTAAAGAGTTTGTATCTAACCACACTGGAGCTTAAATTGATGGACAATGAATTGGAAAAAGTGTTGGAGAAGAAGTTCTTCTGCCCATCTAGATTTGCTCAGGAGATAGAGACTCTTGTTCAAGTTAATAATCATATGAATTACATAGATGCTATCATACATTTCTGTGATCAGAATAGTATAGACTTGGAATCAGTTCCTAAACTGATACCTAAACCATTGAAGGAAAAGATTAAGTATGAAGCACAGGAACTTAATTTTTTAAAGAGAACATCTAGAGCTAAACTACCTATATTTTAATGATGCCTTTTGATTGCTATAAGATTTATCTTGCACTCAAGAATCATTTTACTAGAGACTCCTATGATTACCACAAATATAATGGTAGAACCAGAGCAACAGTAGAAGCTTTTTATAAGAGAAAGGATAGGTTTTGGTTTGAGAAGATGTGTAGGAAGAAGACTGAAAAGGAAGTAGAAGATTTTTTTGTAGCAAACTTTGTTTCATGTAGTGATCCTGAGACACTATGGATTGGTGATCTTATGAAACATGGAGACAGTAATTATAAGGAGTGGTGTAGGAAAGTACAGTCACTCTCTTATGTTTTTAAACAAGAAGTAGATTCTCATATATCTGGTAATGATTTTGATAAGTTGTTTACTATAGATGGTGGTAGACATCCTCAGTTACTTAAGAAACATCTTCAAGGTAATATATCTTTGGAGACTATGTTGATCTTGGATAGGATACTAGGATATAAAAATAACTTTGATAAGAAACTAGGTGATCCTGTCTGGAAGGTCACGTCTACTAGAATGAAAAAGTATTCTCCCTTCCTAAATATAGATGTATTCACATACAAAAAAATCCTTAAGGATTTAGTGCTTGACACTGCAAGGTGACTCAAGTATACTGGATACACACAAGCCAAATCTCAACAAATACGAGGTAATCTAAATGTCTTTTGACAAACTGAGAAAGCAATCCAAACTGGGTTCTCTTACTGATAGACTAGTAAAAGAAGTAGAGAAGATGAATTCATCTTCTGGTGGAGCAGATGAAAGATTCTGGAAAGCAGAACTAGATAAGACTGGCGTTGGGTCAGCAGTTATCCGTTTTCTTCCAGCACCTGATGGAGAAGAACTCCCTTGGGTAAAGGTCTACTCACATGCATTCCAAGGACCAGGTGGATGGTACATTGAAAACTCTTTGACCACAACTGGTGGCAAAGATCCTGTATCTGACTACAATCGTCAGTTATGGAACAGTGGTAATGATGCTGATAAGGATACAGTACGTAAGCAGAAGCGCAAGCTATCTTATTACTCCAACGTTTATGTTGTAAGAGATCCTCTTCATCCAGAGAATGAGGGTAGAGTATTCTTGTTTAAGTATGGTAAGAAAATATTTGATAAGATCCTAGAAGCAATGCAACCAGAGTTTGATGATGAAACTCCAATCAATCCTTTTGACTTCTGGCAAGGTGCAAACTTCAAGTTGAAGATTGTGAAGAAGGATGGGTTCTGGAACTATGATAAGTCAGAGTTTGATAAGGTAGCACCTTTATTAGATGATGATGATGCATTAGAAGCATTGTGGAAGAAGCAGTATTCTCTGTCTGCTATTACCGCACCAGATCAGTTTAAGTCATATGAAGATTTGGAGAGACGTCTGAAGACAGTCTTGGGTCAGAAACCTGTCCAAGCTCCTAGATTAGATGAGGAAGTTGCTAGTGAGGAATTACCTCCAAGACCTGAAGAACAGGTTGCAGCAACTGTAGCATCTGCTAGTTCAGATGAAGATGATGCTCTTAGCTACTTTCAAAGGTTAGCTGATAGTTGAAATATAATCAGATCTGCTTGACCCTTCTGGTCATAGCAGCATACATTAATCTATTTTTTAAATAGGTTACTGATACAGTCTAATATTTTCTCCTCTCTTCAAGGTGTCGCTCACATACTGAGCGGCACCTTTTTTATATGGCATGAAATCATCTAAATCATTAAAGACTACATTTAAATAGTCAGGTTTAAGTAAAAAGATATTTCTTTTCTCATCTTCTTTATTCATTTCATATTCATAATTAGTGACTGCTTTAGTCATATTAGCTACTGGAATAGTATGATAAGTATCATCATCATAGTATTCATAGTAGTATGCATTACCAACACCAACTGTTCCTTCTACAGTAAAGGTAACTTCTTCTGTCCCTCCTATTTCTGGTTGCTTTACATCTGGTATGGATGGTAGAACATATGTAAATTTAATGACCACATCTCCTACTTTAAGAACAGATGTGACAGGGAATCTACCATTATATACACTAGAGGATACATTATTAATGAGAACTTCTGATCCTACTTTTAAATTTTTAATACCATTGTACATGGTAACTGTTGCTACCTTTGCATCAGTACCAGAAATTTGATTGACTTTGGTATTGGTGGCTTGAATAAAGTTACCATTAGTCTTCCATTTATTAGGAGTTTCTAATCCTCCTGGTAATATTACACCACCCTTAGAGTTTTTAATTTCTATAGTTTCATAGTGATGAATACCAGAGTATAATTTATCATAGTTTCCATACTTATCTAAGAGCACTTCATCTAATGAGGTCTGAGGTAGTGGCCATTCAGATTGAACATTCAATATGTTGTTGGATAAAAGAACTACCCAATCTAATGAAGAGTCTTCATACTCTTTGAATGCTATGTTATCTGGTCTTTCATCTCCAATTATTTTATACTTAGTAAAGTAACTTAAGTTGCCAAAGATATCAGAACGAATTTTTCCTCTTTTAAATAAATTTTTGACATTAATGTAGTTGGAAATATCTTTGTTTCCTTTAGTCCTATTGACATATTCAAAGTTTGGTACTTGTCTGAAGTAAGAATTTGTCATTGTTAGTAGCTCATATCGTTAGTGCTTTCATTAATATCATCAGCATATATTGGATTCAACTCTCCAAATGTCATGTTGAGGGTGTAACTAGTCATAGAACCATCATCATAAGTCATGTATGATCCATCAGGAGCATACTGAATAGTAAAATTCTGAAGAGCACAAGTTTTAATTTTGTTTAGAAATGGATGTGGTTGTCCATTCTTAAAATAGTATTTTAATTTAAATACATGAGGTGATTTTAAAAATAATTCTTTCTGACTTTTTTGAGGAGCCATTGCTTTCTTAAAGAATTTAATAATTCTTCTAGACATTTTTGCTTCTGCTTCATCTCTTGGGGTAAACCTAAAAGAATAACCAAAGGATCTTAATTGAGGACCAGTAAACAAAAGTTCTAGGTTAGGGTTCATTACCTGACCAGTAGCACGTGTAAAAACATTCTTTCCTACTGCTTGTCCTGCAAAGTAAGCAGCAATATCATCTGTTTTTATATCACCCAACTTTTGAAAAGCATCCTTACCTGCACTCATAGCACCTTGTGCTGCTTCAGCAAAACCTTCACTAGCACCACGCACTGCAGACCCAGCTACATTTGCTGCTGCAGCTTCAAGAGCATTTAGAGTGTCTCCACCCCACCCTACACTGTTACTCTCTTGCAACCCTGAAGGTTCCATTGGGAGATAGACTGTATGACTTCCAGATTTCTTTTGCAATCCTTTGTCCTCATAGTCTCCAGTGAGTTGAGTTCCTTCAGCAAACCCTCTTGGTTTATATTGATAGGCACATACCTTTAGGTAGTCATAATCTTTTACATCTTCATTGAGTGGGTATCTAAGAATAGATCCTCCTTTATTTGTAGTGGATGCTCCATTAGCATCTGTATTATCAGAAACTGTTGCAAAAATATCTGAAGTTTCTGGTGAAATAAAACTTATATTAGATGAATTTTTATCTGTAGCTTTCTTGAATACTTCTTTATATGTTTTATCTGTTAATGCTTTAGCCATCCACTCATCACTTGCCCCTAGCTTACCAAGAAAGTTAGAACCAAATTCTAAATTATATATTTTTGCATAATCTATTTCTTCTAATGCACTATTATAATAACTTCCAGCAACTTCTTTTTCTGTTTGAGTAAGTGCTGCTCCTGTAGGAGTTCTTACTACCGTAGCACTATCTCCATCTGTCTTAGTGACAAAAGATTTACCATCTATTAAAAATTGTTCGCTAGTGACAGACATTAATATCTTTTTAGTTATTTAGTCTTAAACTTTGCATAAGAAAGTGAACGCATATAATCTATCTCATCATTCTGTATGATATGTAGGTTTCCTACTATCTCATTCCATGTATAGTTCCTTGATGTACCCCAATGAAAGTTAAGTCCTCTGAATCCCCATCTATCCACATAGGTAACAGCAACTAGAGGGAACTCATCAAACACACCAGGAGTTTTAGCATTATATACAAAGGTATAGTAGTTACCTGCATCAGGAACTACTTCTGTTTGAGTGAACACCTCCATGATGTTCATCATAATATCATCAGCATCATTTAGTTCTTCAATTTGTTCTTGAAGTTCTTCTGTTCTTTCTGACATTACTTGATACCTAACTCATCTTCTGTGATCAGTTTAAATTCAATTCTCCTATCTAAACAATACTCTTGTGCTGCTTTCCATTTAGCTTGGTTGATAGCATAGGTAGTAAGCTCATAGATATATGATTTAGTCACCCTAGATGTTTTCTTTGGTGGTTTGGTTTGCTTCTTTGGTTTCACCTCAATCACATAAGTTTTTATTTTTCCATTACTTTCTTTCACTTTTATTAGAAAGTCTGGGAAGTATCTATGAAGTTTTAAATCTTTAGGAGACATGTATGGAATACATACCTCTTCAGAAGCCCATGATATAATATCTTTAGTCAGGTCACAGTATCTACAGAACTTACGTTCCCAACTACTACGACATATTATATTTTCTGTATTGCCTTTATATTTTTGAGGGTACTTTGGTGTGTACCTACTCTTAATACTTTCAGCCATCTCTTATACATAATATATAATCTAAAATATTTATAGATGGCACGCGCCTTAAATAAACTATCAGTATCTAAGATAAAGGCTAACTTACTTAATATAGCGCAGTCTTCTTTATATAAGATGACTATACCTATTCCTACAGCAGTAAGATCTACTTTAAATTTAAATGATGGCGACTATGAAAATATTAATTTGTTGTGTTCTGAAGCCACTCTTCCTGGTTCTAGTTTAACTACTCATGATGTTACTAATGATTATCATGGTGTCACTGAGAAGATGGCTTATAGAAGGATGTATGATGAGACAGTGGGATTAACTTTTTATGTTGATAGGGATTACAAAGTAATACAATTGATTGAAGGGTGGATGGATTATATAACTGGTATTGATGATAAGCAAACATATAAAAAACCTTATGCTAGTTATAGGATGGCTTATCCTTCTTCCTATAAGGAAAATATGTTCTTAACTAAGTTTGAAAAGGATCAGTTTACTAGAGACTTCAGTGAAACCAGAGGAGGTACTAGAACTACATCCAGAACTGTTCTTGAATATACTTTTGTTAATGCTTTTCCTTTATCTTTGACTGCTATCCCAGTATCATATGATGATAGTCAGGTTTTAAAATGTAGTGTATCATTTAATTTTATTAGATATGTTATGGAGAGGAAAAAATCACTTGTTACTGGGGGAGATTTTGATACAGCTTTTTATCAGGCAAGAGATCTTATAGTAAATAGCCCTCAAAATTAATTTAATAAATAAGACACTGAAAGAATTATTATGCCATTACCTACTATTGTTACGCCAACCTATGAACTTGAGTTGCCATCTACTGGAAAGAAAATAAAATATAGACCCTTCCTTGTTAAAGAAGAAAAACTTTTGGTATTGGCATTGGAGACTGAGAATACTAAAGATATTTCAACAGCTATTAAAACTGTATTGAAGAATTGTATTCAAAGCAGAGGAGTGAAGGTGGAGAATCTTCCTACCTTTGATATTGAATTTCTATTCCTTAACATCAGAGGGAAGTCTGTTGGTGAAGAAGTTGAAGTTAATTTAATTGCTCCTGATGATGAGGAAACACAAGTACCAGTGACTATTAACCTTGATGATATTCAAATTCAAAAGACTGAAGATCATACCAATAAGGTTAAGTTAGATGATGCTTTAACTATGGAGATGAAGTATCCATCATTAGATCAGTTTATTAAAAGTAATTTTGATTTTACTGAAGAAGTAAATATGGATCAGTCATTTGATTTGATTGCATCTTGCATTGATAAAATTTATAATGAAGAGGAGGTATGGTCTACTGCTGACTGTACTAAGAAGGAAGTGAAAGAATTTCTTGAGCAGATGAATAGTATGCAGTTCAAGGAGATTGAAAAGTTCTTTGAGACAATGCCTAAGTTATCTCATAGTGTGACCTTTACTAATCCTAAGACTAAGGTTGAAAGCACTGTAGTATTGGAAGGGTTATCGTCTTTTTTCGCTTAGGTATGGTACACATGGATCTAGAGAGTTATTATAAAATTAATTTCGCTCTATTACAGTACCATAAATATTCATTAACAGAAGTTGAAAACTTAATCCCTTGGGAGAGAGACATCTACATTGGTATGCTAAAACAACATCTTGAGGATGAAAAACTCAAGCAACAACAATCAAGTAACTGATGGCAGCAGTAGAAAGAAAAACTGAGCATGTAAAGATACTCCAAGATCTTGGATATGATCCTTGGGAGATAGAGAATGACGATGATATGTTGAGTGCTTTGAAAGCATCTATTAATGATTTAAGTCGTGAGAATCCAGGTGATGGTAGGATTCCTATGCTTCAAGATGCTGTAAAAGGATTGAGAAAACCAAAGTTTGCTGCTAAGGAAAAGGATACAACTGTTAAAGGAAAGAATGTTAATAAAGCTAAACTTCTTCCTGGTACTACATTCCGTCCTCAAGATATTAAACCAGATAATGAAGCAGAGATAGGTGATGATGAAGATAAGAAGAAGGATGTTATTTCATTTTTAAATGGAGATGTTAAAGATAAACTTGAGGAGATTAATCAGAGTGTCATAGAAATTAAGGATGTA